ATGGAAACCCTGCCGAATCCGAATGATTTCGGCAAGCTGGTCCGTGGCCTGAACGTCTATGGCCGCAAGGTTATCGACCCGAACGCCATCGGCCATCTGTACGCTGAGAGAGGCTAAACCCACTGACGCAGAGCCATCCTTCGGGGTGGCTTCGCTATTTCAGGAGTAACGCATGGACATCATCAAAGCCCTGGAAGGGGCCAAGACCAAAGACGAACTGGAAGACCTTGGCATTGAGCACCTGGGAGTCGATGTGGATAAGCGCAAAGCCAAGGAAGTGATGCGGTCTGAATTGTTGGCCGAGGCTGAAGATCAGGCTGGGGTAGAGGCTCCCGCACCGACACCCGAAAAGCCGCAAGCCAAACCCGTTGGCCGTATGGCCCGCAACAAAACCACTGGCCGAGTTATGCCGTGGACGGCTGCAATGGCCAATTATTCGCACATGGAGGAAGTCTAACCCATGGCCGTTACCACCATTGCTGTCATCATCAATAACGCCAAGCTGGTTCTGCAGGAAATCACCGCAGCCGGCACCCGCTGGACAAACGAGGAATTGATTGGCTGGCTGAATGAGTTTTATCAGGCAGCGGTACAGTTACGGCCAGACGCTTTTTCTGTGAACGAATCCTTGGATCTGATTGCCGGCACCAAGCAGTCGATCCCTGCCAGTGGCTTGCGATTGCTGGACGTGATTCGCAACGACGCCGGCATGGCCATCCTTACCACCACTCGCCGCGCACTGGACTCAACCCGCCGCACCTGGCATTCAGACCCCGAAAGCACTTTTATTGAGCAGTTCGTTTACGACGAGCTAGATCCGACCCGCTTCTACGTGTTCCCACCGGCTACTGCAGGCGCCTCCGTTGAGGTTTTGTATTCCGCTGTACCTACGCCGCACGATGCTGCGCCAGGCTTATCAGTGACCGGCTTGGAGTTATTTAAACTCAATGACGCTTACGCCCCGGTCGCCACCGATTACATTCTGTATCGCGCTTACAGCAAGGACGCCGAACACGCGGCCAACCTGCAGCGTGCCCAGATGCACTACCAGAGCTATATGCAGCAAATGGGCGCCAAGGCCCAGTCTGATGCCCAGGCATCCCCCAACGCCTTTGACAGTTCCGCCAATCCGCAGAGGACTCGCGCATGACTCTGGACGAACTGGTAAATCAGGTGATTCTGGACGTGCCGGAAGCACCCATCATGACCATTCGCGACCAGATTAAACGCATGGCGCGAGAATTGTGCCAAGAGGCTGACGCCTGGGTGGTCGAGGGCATTGTTGTGGTGGCTGCTAAATCCGGTTACCCGCAGGTACTGACGCCCGAGAACGGCGAAGTGTTGCGGATTTCAGCATTAAAAGACACCGACCGACCCCTGAAGGCCAATTTTGACTTTGAGCAGAAACGCCCCGACCAAATCACCATGCTGCGCGACACCAAGAGCGACACACTAACCGGGCGCTTGGCTTGCCGTCCAGCCGTGGGGGCCGATCTTCCTGATGCTTTGCTGAACGATCACGCGGACGCCATTGCCGATGGTGCTCGTTGGCGGCTCCTGCTCATGCCCCAGCCATGGCGAAACCCTGAAATGGCCACCTACTACCAAACCCAATACCGATCCGGCACAACGGACGCCAAGCGCCTTGCCAGCTTTGGCCATGCCCGCGGCGGTATCCGCGTGAAAGCCCGACAGTTCATCTAACGGAATCCCCCTATGAAGATTCAACACGCGGCTTTCCGGGGCGAACTGCCTATCCTGGACCCCCGGCTATTGCCTGAAAACAACGCGCAGACCGCCCGCAACCTGGCCCTTGGCCGGGGCACCTTGCGGCCACAGAACGACACCCTGATTGACAGCGCCCTACCTGACACGATCAACCCGGCCAACCTGTACCGCTATGACGTTGGTAACGACGGCAGCGGCTTCTGGTTCTCTTGGGGTGCTCAATATGACATTGACGTGGTGCGCTCCCCGATTGCCAATGACGCTTACGCCCGGGTGTACTGGACTGGTCAGGATGCGCCCAAGATGGGATCGCTTGCGCAAGTCACCACCGGCACCGGGCCTTATCCGTCAGCCTGGTATGAATTAGGCGTTCCCGCGCCTGCGTCTGGCCCTTCCGTGGTCGCGCCTGAAGATCGGACGGAGGTGCCGGACACGGCGCTGGAAACCGTGTATGTGGTGACGCTGGTTAGCGCGTTTGGCGAGGAAGGCCCGCCGAGTGATCCGTCTGGCTTTGTGTTGCGCTGGGATGACGTGGACACCAATCCGGACTTTGGCGAGGTCGAAGTGACCTTGCCCGGCGTCCCTACCGCGAATCTGGACATTACCAAGAAGCGGCTATACCGCGTGGAAAGTGGCGGCCAGTATCAGCTTGTTACCGAGTTGACCGCAGCCACCGGCACCTATACCGACAACGTGTTGTCTGAGCAGCTTGGCCTGGCGCTGGAAAGCATCGAGTGGGATGCGCCCAATGCGGCCATGCAAGGCTTGACCGTGCTGCCCAACGGCATTCTGGCCGGATTCTTTGATAACACACTGGCGTTCTGTGAGCCCTACCTGCCGCACGCCTGGCCCATTGATTACCAACTTGCCTTTGACGACCCGATTGTGGCCATTGCCTCGATCAGTGGCGGCCTGATTGTCACCACCACCGGGCAACCCTGGCTGGTCACAGGCTCAAGCCCGGAGGCCATGGCGCAGATGATGCTGGACGTGAACCAGCCGTGCCTGAGCAAGCGCTCCATGGTGGATATGGGCGGTTACGCCATCTTCGCCGGACACGACGGCCTGATTGCTGTAGGCGGCACTGAGGCGCAAGTGATTACCTCTCAGGTGCTGACCCGCAAACAATGGCAAGCCCTTAACCCGAGTACGATTCACGGCTACCGCTACGACCGGGCCTATCTCGGCTTCTACGACGGCGGCTCATTCCTGTTCACGCCGGGGCAGGGCATCGAGTTCTACGACACCGTGGCCAGCGCCGGTTATTACGACCTGTCCGACGACATTCTGTATCTGATTCAAGGCGCCGACATTACGCAGTGGGATAAAGGCAATCCGCTGACCTACACCTGGCGCTCGAAAATCCATGAAATCCCGCCCGGATCGGCTGGCTTTTCCTGCGGCAAGGTCATTGCCTACACCTACCCGGTGCAGTTGACGGTGTACGCCGACGGCGAAACGGTCGTCACCCACACCGTTCAATCGCCCTCAATGTTCCGTATGCCATCAGGCTTCACCTTGTCTCGGGACTGGCAGATTGAGCTGCAGGGCGTCAATGAAGTGTCCTCTGTCCAGATTGCATCCTCACCCGGAGAGCTTGTTTAATGCCAAGTCGCCGCCGCCAGAGCCTGCCGCCTGTCTCGCCCAAGGTATCCAATGACCTGAAGCCGATGGTCGCGGCCATCAAAGAGATTATTGAAACCGGCGAGGGCGTGCGCGGTGATCCGCTGGACCGCAAGATTACGCTGCGCGACCTGATCGACAGCGGCATTGGCAGTTTCAGGCAAGGCGCGTCCGCGAATACACCGGGCGGGCTGACGCCTACAACTCCGCCGCCGAAACTGTCTACACCGCCACGGCCAACGAACTTCAATGCACAGGGCGCTTTCGATGGGCGCATTAACCTGACGTGGACCATTCCCGGCTCGCTCTACAGCAATCATGCCTACACCAAGATCTACCGGGCTGAATCCGACAACTTTGCCAACGCCGTGCTGATTGGGCAGGAAGCCGGATCATTCTACACCGACAGCGTGCGCGACGACGTGACGGTAAAACCGTACTGGTACTGGATTGCCTTCTTATCAACGGCCAACATCGAAGGCCCGCTGAACGCAACCGCAGGCACCCAGGCGCAGGCACTGCTGGACCCGGACTATGTGATTGAGCAGATTCAGGGACTGGTGTCCGAGTCGGAGTTGGCCGCCGAACTGCTGACTCCGATTCAGGCTATCCCCAGTATTCAGACGACCGTGGACGGCAATGCCGCTGCACTGCAGGCACTGGACACCCGCGTTACCTCCAATGAAGACGAGATCATTGCGCAGGCGTCGGACATTACGACCCTCACCACCAGCGTCGGCAATAACACGTCTGCCATTCAGACCAAGGCCGAAGTGACAGCGGTTCAGGATCTTGAAAGCGATGTGGCCGTTCTCAGTGCGCAGT